ACTTTAAATGCAGGAACTACATGGTATGGTATTTTAGCTATTAAAGGTTTTAACGGTTAAAAATGCCTGTATCAAGTACGCACTTTTCATTCTCAAGAACTTATATTCAAAAAGAAAATGTTATAACAGTTTCGTTGCCAGATTATGCTGTACTTTTTTACTATGATAAAATAAAAAATTGGAATTCTACATATTCAGGCAATCTTAACATAGATTACTATATAAGTCTTTCTACAAAAACTAATAATTTTAATTCTAAAACGCCTATAGATTGGCCATTAGTATATTGTGTTAATGATTACTCTGTTGATTCTGCAGTAGGTATATACTCCTCGGCTAATTTAGATGTTAGCAGTTTTACTAACAGCTCAACATTTTTAGACATAGGTGGTGCTCATAATCCTACTGTAGCAGGATTTCAAACTCAACCAACATTAGGGTTTGCATTTAATTCCGGCGATACTGCTTCTACATTAGTTACTGATGTGTATTATAATTATACTACGCCTCATAATGGTCATTATCATGAAGTGTCTGGACTTAATATAGCAAACGCATTATTAAATATTAAAAATTTATCTGCAAATGGTACATTATTACCTCAAAATATTGCTAATTTAGAAACGATAGGTATTCCACAAACTACTGTTAATATGTTATTAAAAGATCCAACTATAAAAAATGGAACTAAAATAATAACATTCTTACCTAAAAATGTAATTGTTTTTGGTAACAATTTACCTTCAGATTCTTATACACGAACAGATCCACTTTATTCAGGCTCACAGTCTGTGAATAGTAATCCAGTAAGAGGAAGTGATATATTAAGTAATACGTTTTATCTTTCTTGCTTTAATGATGCATCTGGATCTTATTTTAATTCTACTACTAATTTTAGTGTAACTTCTAATAACTCACCATTTCACGATCATACTCCTTCTAGTGCTGGTGGTGTAAATACACCACAACGTAAATCTAATAAATCAGGTCAAACTGCTTCACTTTTTGGAGCAAGTGGAAGACACAATCATTCAGTAACTTATAATGTTAATGCATATCTAAAAGGTAAAAAGTTAAAAGCCTATTTTACTAAAAATGATCAAACTACTATTGCTAACGGAGTTATTATAGGTTACTGTCCAAGTGCTGCATTAGGTTATACTGGTAAATCTTACTCTACTACTTTACCGCCGCATTGGCATGTATGTGATGGAAATAATGGAACACCAGATCTTAGAGGTTTCTACATTGGAGCAAATTTCAATGACTCAGACAATAATGTTAACATTACAATATTAGAAAATAAAATGAAAATAAACAATATTACGGTAGCTGCAAACGGTGCACATTCACATGGTGTTGTAGGAGCTGTAAATGCAGTTGGGCCTGCAGGTACTGCTAAAAATATTGGAAGTCATTTATTAGAACCGGCAACTAACCACTCTCACTCTATTATAGCATCGGCAACATATCCAACATTTCCTACTGCTGCTACACCGCAAAAAACTAATATTAATGGAATAACATTTACTAATTTTAACTATAAGCCTGCTACATTTACAATGGCTTTCATAATGTATAACGAAAATATACCATAAGGAGTTTAAGATGATTACTGAAGAAATTATTAAATCTTGCTTTCCGCATGCAAAAGCTTCAATAGTAAAAGCGCTTGTAGAAAATGCAGAAGAATTATCAACCCATTATGAAATTAATAATGAATTAAGATGGGCACATTTTCTTGCTCAAACCGGTCATGAATCTGGCGGGTTTACTGTTACAGAAGAAAATTTAAATTATAAAGCTGAAGGTCTAGAAAAAATATTTCCAAAGTACTTTAAAGATGTAGATGCAGAAGATTATGCTCATCAACCAGTTAAAATTGCAAATCGAGTTTATGCTAATAGAATGGGAAACGGAGATGAAGAATCAGGTGATGGCTACAAATTTAGAGGTCATGGTCTTATTCAATTAACTGGTAGAGATAATTACACCCATATGGCAAATGATTTAGATGTAAATCTAGAAGATTTAATTACACATTTAGCAACAGTTGATGGTGCTGTAGAGTCGGCTGCTTGGTTTTGGCATAAAAATGGCATTAATAAATTAGCTGATGCAGACGATGTTACTGCTGTTACAAAAAAAGTAAATGGAGGAACTATCGGATTAGCTGAAAGACAAGAAAATACAGATAAATTAAAAGATATTTTAGGTGCGTAATGATTGCCAGTACCAATATGATTGTTCAAAGAATAGGAGATTCTATAATCTCTCAAGCTAGAATACTAGGTTATAGCACTCACCTAATTATAAACAAACAAAATAATGTAATTACGCCTATTTCTATTCTAAGACAGACTAGTAGCGGGCTTTTAAATGCATTACCTTCTTTACCAACTAATCCTCCTACATATATTTCTTAATAAATATTATAAAAGGGTATAATAATGTCATTTACTAAAATTACAAACAGAGCAGATTTTGCGTCTTATTGTTTAAGACGTTTAGGAGCACCTGTTATTGACATTAATGTTGATCCAGATCAGGTAAATGATCGTATAGATGATGCACTTAAATTTTGGTATGATTATCATTTTGAAGGTGCAGAAAAAACATTCTACAAATATGTAATTTCTCAAACTGATATTGATAACAAATATATCCCAGTACCGGAAAATATTATAGGTGTTGTAAATATATTTGATCTTGGAGATTATATTTCTACTAATAATATTTTTAATATTCGTTATCAAATTGCTTTAAATGATTTGTATACTTTGACATATCAATCAATGGTTCCATATTATATGGCATTCCAGCAACTTCAATTGCTAGAACAAATACTAGTTGGAAAACAACCAATCAGATATAATAGACATTTAGGTAAATTATATATTGATACAGATTGGACAAAGTTAACTGTTGGAAGTTATATAGTAGCAGAAGCATACATGGTAGTTGATCCGGACGTTTATACATCTGCATGGGATGATAGATGGTTGCAAAAATATGCAACTGCGCTTATTAAACAGCAATGGGGTGCTAATTTAATTAAATTTACAGGCATGCAACTTCCAGGCGGTGTGCAATTTAACGGTGAAAAAATATATAATGATGCTTCAGCTGAAATTGAAAAGATGGAACAAGAAGTAATTATTGGTTACAGTTTACCAGTTACTGATATGATTGGATAATAAATGCCATCCAATTTTTATATTAATAATTTTAATTCTAAAAATGAACAAAACCTTATTCAAGATTTAGTTGTTGAATCAATTAAATTTTACGGTATTGATCTTTATTACCTTCCTCGAGAAATTATTAATTTAAGTACTGAATTTAGAGAACAGCAAACATCAAGATACAATCAAGCTGTAACAACAGTAATGTATATTAAATCAATTGATGGCTTTGATGGTGATGGTGAATTTCTATCTTCATTTGGTGTAGAAGTAAGAGAAGAAATTACATTTTCTGTAGCTAATTTTACTTTTGATAAAGAAGTTGGCCAGTTAACTAGAAGAGATCGTCCTTTAGAATCTGATCTTATTTGGTTTCCATTAAATAAAGCATTATTTCAAATTAAATATGTAAATGTAAGACCTGTATTTTATCAATTTGGTGCACTACAGTTTTATGATGTTACTTGTGAATTATTTGAATATAGCAATGAAATATTTAATACTGGTGTTCCTGCTATTGATGCAGTATATAATGCTTTTGCTACAACTACTGAGCCTTATCATTTACAATCAGAAGACAATACTGTATTAATGACTGAAGAAGGTTTTGATTTAATTGAAGAAGAATATGGTATTGAAAATGAAACAAATCAACAAAATTCTACATTTGATCAAATAGCTGTAAATTTCTTAGATTTTACACAACAAGATCCATTTAGTGAAACAAAGAGAATCTAATGATTGGCGGCACTCCATTTTATAATTCTTTGTTTAAAAAGTACGTTGCCATATTTGGCACGCTTTTTAACAATCTTTATATTGATAGAACTGATGATGCAGGCAACTTAATTCAAGAGATAAAGGTACCTATTGCATACGGTCCGCGCGAAAAATTCTTAGCACGTCTTCAAGATAATCCTACTGGTTCTGCTCAAGTTTCTATTACTCTACCTAGAATGGCATTTGAAATTGAAAGAATTCAATATGCTCCTAATAGAAAATTGCAGACTTTAAATAAAATCGCTTCAAAGAAAAACATTAATGGTCATAACGTATATAAGAAAGTATACTCTTCTGTTCCATATGATATAGGATTTAAATTACAAATCCTTACTAAAACTATGGAAGACGGGCTTAAAATTATTGAACAAATTCTTCCTTATTTTACTCCTGAATGGACCGTACAGGCTCATCTTTTAGGTGAAGATTTTGATATGGTAACAGATATCCCTACTATATTAGATTCTGTATCAATTGATGATCAATATGAAGATAATTTTTTACAAAGAAGAGTATTAACATTTATTTTAAACTTTACTATGAAAGCTTATTTTTATGGGCCAATTACTGAAAGCAAAATTATTAAACTTACAGATACTAGAATATATGCTGATTTAACTGCAAATAGTGGATTTATAGAAACAACTATTCGCCCAGGATTAACAGCAAACGGTATGCCTACATCTAATCTAGCTTTATCTGTAGATATTTCTCAAATAGATGAAAATACGCATTACGGGTTTATTATTAATACTACACAAACATATGCCGGTAATGCTAATACCACTTATAATGTAACTTCAAATACATATTTTAACGTTAATACAGGCGAGTTTGTAGGTGGCTAAAGATATTATTTCACAATCCTTAGGATTAGAACCTTTAAACGATGAGATTATAAATCAAGTAGTTGTACCACCTTCTACTATTAAAAATGATTATGATTATGCCAGAGATAATCTTTATAATATAATAGAAAAAGGTAATACTGCATTAGAAGATATTATGGATATTGCTAAACAGTCTGAGTCAGCGCGCGCATTTGAAGTAGTAACTAATCTTATTAAAACTATGGTTGATGCTAATAAAGATCTTTTAGAACTTGCTAAAAAGAAAAAAGAATTAGATAAAACTGAGCAACCAGAACAAACTAATGTAACAAATAATAATCTGTTTGTTGGTTCATCTGCAGAACTACTTAAAATGATTAAAGATAAAGCTAATGGCTGATATTTACCTAGGTAATAAAAATCTTAAAAATAAAGATGTAAAAATATCTTTTACTCCAGAACAAATGGCAGAATTCTGGAAATGTGCTAATGATGTTGATTATTTTTGTGAAACATATGTAAAAATTGTATCTGTAGATAAAGGTTTGGTTCCATTTAAACCATTTCAATATCAAAAGAATATGTTTAAAACTTTTAATGATAATAGATATACAATTTGTAAAATGCCTCGTCAGGTCGGTAAGACAACTGGTGTTGTAGGTTATTTACTACATAAGATTCTTTTTAATGAAAATTATAACATAGCAGTTCTTGCTAATAAACAAGTACAGGCTAGAGAAATTCTTTCACGAATTCAACTTGCATATGAATGGTTACCTAAATGGCTTCAACAAGGAGTAGTTGAGTGGAATAAAGGTAACATTGAACTTGAAAATGGTTCTAAGATACTTGCATCTGCTACATCATCATCTGCTGTTCGTGGTCAATCTTATAACTTAGTTTATCTTGACGAGTTTGCTTTCGTGCCTCGTAATGTTCAAGATGCATTCTTTGCCTCAGTATTTCCTACAATATCTTCTGGTAATACATCTAAGCTTCTTATAACATCTACACCTAATGGAATGAATTTATTCTATAAACTGTGGGTTGATTCAGAAAATGGTAACAATGATTATGCACGAGTAGATGTTCATTGGTCTGATGTTCCTGGAAGAGACCAAGCCTGGGCTGATCAAATGATCCGTAGTACATCTATAGATCAATTTAGACAAGAATTTGAATGTGAATTTTTAGGATCTGCTAACACTCTTATTCATCCTTCTGCAATGGCTAAATTAACATTTATAAATCCAATTTCTGTAAATCAAGGTGTAAAATTATTTAAACAACCAGAAAAAGATCACGTATATGTTATGATAGTAGATGTGGCAGAAGGACTAGGTCTTGATAGTTCCGCTTTTGTAGTTGTAGATATCACTATTAATCCATACGAGGTAGTTGCAACATATCAAGATGCTAGTATTTCTCAGTTAATGTTTCCTAATGTACTTTATAATGTAGGAAGATATTTCAATGAAGCTGCTATTTTAGTTGAAACTAATATTGGATCACAGGTTGTTAATATTTTACAACAAGATTTAGAATATGAAAATGTCGTAATGACTAAAACTAACGGTAGAAAAGGTACTGTTATTGGTAGCGACGGTTTATCTAAATTAGGTGTAAAAACTACTAAATCAGTTAAAAGAATAGGTTGCGCAAATCTTAAGTCTATTATAGAAAATCAAAAAATAATATTAAATGATTATGATGTAATAAATGAACTTTCAACTTATGTAATGGATGGTTCTTCTTATAATGCAGAAGACGGGTATCACGATGATTTAGTTATGTGTATGGTGCTTTTTGCATGGTTGATAAATCAGCCATATTTTAAAGATATTTCTAATTCTGATATTAGATTACTATTGCTAGAAGGCCAAGAAGAAAACTTTACTCCTTTTGGATTTATTGATGATGGTCAAGAAGATCTAAATAGAGTATTAAACGATTCAGAATTTGCAAATTTTCTTCTAAATTGATTTTTTATAAATAAGTAATAAAAGATCTTAAAGTTTATATTATATTAAAGGAGAAAACCATGCCATTTCAAGTAAGTCCTGGTGTAAACGTATCAGAAATTGACTTGACAACAATCGTACCTGCAGTATCTACTACAACTGGTGCGTTTGCTGGAACATTCAGATGGGGTCCTGTAGATCAGGCATTCCTAGTATCTTCTGAAGATGAACTAGTTCAATATTTCGGTAAGCCTACAGCCAACAATTACGAAACATTTTTTACTGCAGCTAACTTCCTAGCTTACGGTAATCAATTATATATTTCTAGAGCAGCTAATACTGGAACATATAATGCTTATGCATATACTGGCGGTACTGCTGCAAACGTAACAGTAAGAAATTCTGATGATTTTAATATTCAAAGTGGATCTTTCTCTTCTAATCAGCCATTTATTGCTAAGTATCCAGGTGCCCTAGGTAATTCTCTAAGAATTTCTATTTGCCCTACTGCAAATGCCTATAGCAGCATGCTAACAGCTGCAAATATGGCTAATAATTCACCAAATGGTAATGCAGCTACTTATGCTGCTAATACTACTGCACAATTCATGCTAGATATTGGTTCTAGTGTAGCTAACATAGTAGTTAATTGTGCTAATACATCTGGTTTCGGTGCATTATTTGCTAATGATTCTGCATTTAACATATATTCAAACATCAACTTAAATGATTACATTAAAGTAGGAGATGCAACTACAGGTGTACAATATATGCAAGTTGCATATTCTACAATACCAGTCGTTGATCCTTCTAACGTACAACAATATTGGTTTAATATTGGTTTTACTGATGTATTAAAAGTAAAATCTGGTATTAATATGTCTTATCTTGGTGGAAACACTGCAGTTACTAGATTCTGGGAATTTTATAATGCAGTTGATGGTGCACCTGGTGTTTCTAATTACGTAAATCAACGCACTTCTAATAATGCAATTAGAGATCAACTTCATATTGTTGTTGTTGATAATCAAGGTGTTATTACCGGTGTGCCTAATCAAATTTTAGAAGTATGGCCTAACCTTTCTCGTGCAACTGATGCAAAAGGTGAACAAGGTGGTTCAATTTATTACCGTCGCGTATTAGATCAATCATCTAGATATGTTTGGGCAGCTACAGATTATGTTGGTTCAGGTGTTACTAATAATCAGCTACAACCTCCTAACTTTAGCGCACCACACTATATAAACTTTGTAAAAGGTACAGATGGTCCAACAGAAAGTGATATTTCAATATCTGCAGTAGCAACAGCATATGATGTATTTGCTTCAGCAGAAAGTATTGATATTTCATTAGTATTAACTGGTAAAGCTTCAATATCAGCAGGGTCTGGAGAAGTTCTTCCAAATTACCTAATTGATAATATTGCTGAATCAAGAAGAGATTGCGTAGTTTTCGTATCTCCTCCTTATGAATCTGTAGTAGGTGTACCCGGTTTTGAAGGATCTAATTTAGTTGCATTCCGTAATTTATTAAGATCCTCTTCATACTCTGTACTTGATTCTGGTTACAAATATCAATATGACAAGTATAACGATACTTACCGTTGGGTTCCACTAAATGGTGATATTGCCGGTCTATGTGTAAGAACTGATAATACACGTGATCCATGGTACTCACCAGCTGGGTTTAACAGAGGTCAGGTAAAAAATGTTGTTAAATTAGCATTTAATCCAAATCAAGCTAACCGCGACCTTCTTTATAAGAATGGTGTTAATCCAGTTGTTACATTCCCAGGTCAAGGAACTGTATTGTATGGGGATAAGACAATGTTAGCACAACCTTCTGCATTTGATCGTATTAACGTACGTAGATTGTTCATTGTGCTTGAAAAAGCAATTTCTACTGCTGCTAAGTTTGCTCTATTTGAATTCAATGATGATTTTACTAGAGCAGCATTCCGCAACCTCGTTGAACCATATCTAAGAGATGTTCAAGGTCGTCGTGGTATCTATGACTTTAAGGTAGTTTGTGACGCAACAAACAATACGCCAGAAGTTATTGACGGAAATAGATTTGTAGGAGATATTTACATTAAACCAGCACGCTCAATTAACTTCATTCAGCTTAACTTCGTTGCAGTACGCACCGGTGTTCAGTTCGATGAAATTGTTGGTAAGTTCTAAGGGAGGAATGACAAATGGCATTTAATATCAACGACATTCGTGCCCAACTTACACTTGGTGGTGCGAGACCTAGTTTATTCCAGGTTATTATTAGTAACCCAGTTAATCCAATTGCAGATCTAAAGTTGCCTTTCCTATGTAAGGCAGCTCAACTTCCTGCTTCATCTTTAGGCACTATTGAAGTACCATACTTTGGTAGAAAGCTTAAGATTGCTGGAGATCGTAAATTTGATCCATGGACTGTTACTATCATCAATGATGAAGATTTCTTAGTAAGAAATGCTATGGAAACTTGGAATAACTCAATTCAACTTTATCAACAAAATATTACTGCTCTCGGAACTTCTGCACCAGCTGTGTATAAGTCTCAAGCAACTGTAACTCAGTTTGGTAAAGACGGTACAATTCTAAGAACATATCAATTCAATGGTATCTTCCCTGATCAAATCTCAGCTATTGATTTGGCATGGAATACTACTGATGAAATTGAAGATTTCCAAGTATCATTCCAGTATGACACATTCGAAGTATTGAATAGTATTACTGGTAATGCTGGTGGCGCTTAAGAAATAATTTAAAAGAGACCCTATAAATACAATAGGGTCTCTTTACTTTCTTAAGGAAAATTATTATTATGGTACAATTATTTGGATTTGAAATCAACCGCAAGGTTAAAGAACCAATAGAATCATTTGCACCTCCTGTAAATGATGATGGCGCAGTAATTGTTGCAGCCGGTGGTGCATATGGCACCTATATTGATTTAGATGGTACTGCACGTACTGAATCAGAACTAGTTTCCAAATATCGCGAAATTGCATTAGAAGCAGATATCGAAAGAGCTGTTGACGATATTGTCAATGAAGCCATTGATACTGATGCAGAGAAAATTGTAGAAATTAATCTTGATAAAATTAAATATAGTGAAAATGTAAAAGAAAAAATTAGAGAAGAATTTGAAATTATAATTGAACTTCTTAATTTTCATAATGAAGCATATGATCTCTTTAAAAGATGGTATATTGATGGCAGAATGTATTTCCATGCTATCATAGACGAAAAAAACCCTAGAGAAGGTATT